TTTAGCGGAGACAACAACGCCGAACGAATTGCCGAAGCGGCGCTGAGTGTGGTAGGGGAAAGTGAGGAGCAGAGATGAACGAGAAAACAGTTTATACCTGCACAGACCAGGAGCATGACGCCTGGGTGTGCGGGAAGTGCGGATACATAGAGAACTTTGAGGCAGACGGCCCGGAGGAAAACGGGTGGCGCTTCTGCCCTGCCTGCGGGCGGGAAATCGTGATTGCGGATAAAACATCAGAGCTAACGGAAAAACAATGGGACTGGATCATGGGACGGTTCAGCCGTGCGGAGTAGACGGAGGGGACTTTGATGATTGAACTGTGTCCTATGACACTGAAAGAAGCAAATGCCTATGTTGAACAACACCACCGGCACCACGGGCCAGTGGTCGGGCACAAGTTTTCAATCGGACTTTCTGATGGGGAGAAGATCGTGGG